AGCGGAAACGTGAATCCATTCCCCATAGAGGAGAACTTCTCCAGCGTTAAGCGCGAACCATGGAGATCAACATGGCCGGTACGGAACCGGCCTAGCCAGGAGGCAAAGTCGACGGGCAGAAGCTCGTAGACTAACTCGATGGCTATCGTGTCACTCGCACTACTCAGGTCGATAGTTGCCAGGCTGCCGTCAATGGAACCCTTTCGGGCCAACCTTTGATTGCGTGACTGGTCTCGTATATCGACCCCGCAGCGTCGGAGCCTCTTTGCCATCCAACGTCCGACCCCGGCCTGAACAAACGTGTTCATAACGGGTTCGACAACGATGGCGCGATGCTCCTTTGCTGACTTGGGCACGAACTGGACTTTCCCGTCGTGGATTTCCACAGACGGAGTCTCACCACCGTTGGAGTTCAAAAGACTCCAGTGCGGGGCTTCCTTGAGCACAAGATGTGCTGCCGGGAACAGTTCGACGCTACAAGCAAGCGGGCTCCCGAGTTTTGCTCGGGGCGACGCCTTTCTTTTTGGAACGGACGTCGTTGCACCAGGTCCGAATTGCAGCTGCAGGTCAGCCAACGGGGGTATCTCACCTCCGAGGATATCAGCTATTTTTCGTGAGGCATGCGAAAGTACAGCCTCGACGCAGGGTCGGAAATTAACCTTCCCTGAGCGTCTATCTCGAAAGATGATGTTGGTATCCTTACAAGCCTGCTCGGATCGGATAAACTTAGCGGTCGCGACAGCCTCCGGATCAATTCCGGGGATTGTCAAGTCCGCGCGCTTTGAATACATTGCGAGCACTCTTCGCAGAGAGCAGGCAATGAACCATGGCAGTTTATCATACTCCACACTGAAACCGACGATGCCTTTCAGATCATCCGCAAGGATGAGCTTACTTAGGGCGTCGACGGACGGGTGTCCGTCGTGTGGAGCGAGTTCCCATAGTGCGAGCGTCAGCACGATTTCGTGTGACACTCCGGGATCCAACTCGGAGTCCCAGCGATAGTATCGCATTCTTCCACCTCATAAGAAAGGTTACGAAGATTCGGCAAGAAATGCCGAACAAACCAGCCCCGGCTTAGTTCGGGGCCGTCAACAGGTCGAACAGCTCGGGCACCGGGCCAGTGGTCACAGGAGTGACACTGGTGGCGATCGAGCCGTCGATGTTGACAGCGAGCTGGCGGGACAGGCGGCGACCCGCGACATCGGACCGCTCATGGAACAAACCGGTCGTTTCGACCGTGTTCACATAGGCGATCTTCGGTGCTGCGGAGTAGCCAGCCGAGTTGGAGCCCGTCACGACTTCCTGAACGGGGACCGCCACGCGGTTGACGACCTTGTAAACGCCAGATTTCAGGCGCTCCAGAGTCATCGTAACCGTTACCTGCGCATAAACAGGAACACCACTCAAGGCTTCGCGCCAAAGAGCAGTGATCTTGTTCTTCTCCCGGGTCACGGAGACCGGGATCAGAGTATGCAGGGCGGGGGTCGCTGCGCCATCATAGGCGACGATATTGGCGATTTGTGCCATCGGTTTCTACCTTAGGGTTGAGGCCTTGCGGCCGAAGTTCATCAGAATTTCATTCGCTGAATTATCAGGGAAACGGCAGTCACAGCCTTCTTCCAATCCAGATCCTTCGTGAGGTCGCTTTTCCAGGGCGGCCTAACTTGGGGAAGACTGGAGCCCACAGTACGGGAAATTACTTTCCGTTCGTGGTGGAAGGTAGACGCAAAGAGCGGATTGTCTGTGGACACCGAGTAAAACCCGGTGGTCACGTCCAGCTGCCTCTGCGTAGTAACGTAACGCGCCGTGATAGCGCCCTGTAGAGACAGGGCCTCGAGAGAGTTGGCAACTGGTATAAACCAGTCGACAACAAACGAGAGCGGGAGAAGCTCCCATCCTAAAGAAAGCGGGTCCATAAGACCCGCGAGCTTTAGCTCGTTTATCGAGGAAATCTTTGCTATCACCTGAAGAG